GTGGAAGCTGTGCCACTGACCCCTGTAATAGCAAAACCTGCCGCCAGCAATGTGCCTACCGCACCTGTGCCCGCAAGTCCTGTCTCAGCAACTATTGCACCACCTGTTGCGGTGACACTCGCTACTGCACTGGTTCCTGCGAGTCCTGTTATCGAAACATTGGCTACACCAGTTATGGTAAGGGAACTTATTGCTCCTGTACCGGCAAGCCCTGTTACTGCTACATTTGCCGCAGCAGTAATAGTTAAGGAACTTACCGCACCTGTACCTGCTAAACCAGTAAGCTCAACAGGGATTGGCTCACCCCAAGTGAGTTGACCCCAAGTCCCTCGACCCCAGCCAGTGATATTAGCCATTGGCTAACCTTACGCTATTCTAATAACAGCGTTACTTGCGTCTGCGGTTGGGAAGGTTATGGTAAAACTGCCTGCTGTGCTTGTTTTGTCTCCTCCAAAATCAAAAACTGCAACCGAAGGATCGCCTGTAGCTGTGTCATTGAAAATCATGCAACCTCTTGCAGTAATAGTGCAAGTACCAAAGGTCAGATCAGAAAAATCTGTAAATGCTGTAGTACCAGAAGTAGTTGGATTTACATTAGTTAATGCACTACCTTTAGCTGTATAGTTTGTTCCAGTTGCTTCCTGCGAAGTAGAATAAGCAGTTGTTGATGCACTCATGGTTGCAGAACTGGTATAAAGAGCCAGATTAAAAGTATTGCCCCCACTCGCTTTAAAATTGTGTATTGCCTGCAAGATTTCACTCTTGAAAGACGTACACATTGCTTGTGTTATAGCCATTATAGCCTCCTGATTATGTTTGCTAAGTCTTTATGACCTTGCGCTTCCAATTGATTGCATATCGTACAAATATGGTTTTTGATTGCCTCTCTCATATAGTATGCAATTATCCTATGACACTGGTTTTTAAAAGCGTGTGCCTGCGCTTTTAACTGATCAGGAGCAGTATCTGCAACCGAAATCAATCTGTTGGTTGCCATCTCAGCAACCTCTTCTACTGTATGTCCTCTGTTATGGGTGGTTTTTACCTCCAGATTACCAACAGATAATTCAATAGCATCTGTTTCCATTAAAACTTCTCTGGCTCTGGTGGTCCCAATGAAACTGTATCCACAACCTCTACATTGTCTGTTCTTCCTGAAGTTCCAACTGGCTCTAAATGTTCCATCTGCACTTCGGAATGTTTTGTTATTTTCAATTGCCCTTCATCAAAATATACCACAGGCGGATCGTCAAGCCTATGATAACCATACAACTTGTCCTTTTCTGGTATGTTTGTATCAAGCAACGATGACTTGGCAGCAATCTTGATGTCCATACCTTTGTCAATGCACTTGGAAAGCCAGAACTCACAACAGGAACGACCCATCTCTGCAAAGTGCCGATTCCGCTTGTAAGTAAAATCGGCTCCATAAATGCTTAACCTACCTACCTTATTCCATAAGGCAAAGGCAATTGCATAGGAAATTGTGTTATTGAAATAACCGCAACCCACATCATCGATCAGTTTCTCAATGGGATAAAGCTCAATCCTTGGAACCCTTTTGTCCTTTACACAGGAATAAACAGGGCATTTCAATTTCGGCAAAGTCTCACGCATGATCTTTGTCTGTGGTCCTGCATCTTCAGTATCAAAGAATCTGGATGCTGGGTCCATCATAAACACCCGATCAGCCTTGATCACAGCGCACATCGAGTTGATTGCCCACACTTCGTCAAACTTGACGCTGTGGGAAATGCTCATGTGGTAATCCAGTTGGCTTTCTCCCAAGCCTACGATGGCAACACTTTTCCCTTCTAACTTTTTAATAGAAACAGAACGACTACTTCCATTGGTTGCCATACTAACTTACTGGAATTATCAACTGACCTGACCTGTAGGCATCTTTCCTGTCTCTCGCATCACCAAGCACCCTGAGCCTTCCCAAAGCACTTTCGTATCTTGCATTGTAAACCGACATCATATCCTGCTCACCCTTCATGTAAACATACCCTTCGATCAACCACGCATACAATAAAGCTGCTGGTGCATTTGTCGAAAGCCATGTAGATTCAGAATCATCTCCTGCGGTAATCGATGCAGGGCGATAAAAATAATGCAGTTCCACTGTATATCCAGAATCTGGTGTTGGTGCAACAATAAAGTAATCGTTGCTAAAGATTGCATAATACTCAGGTGCCCCTTCTGTAGATGCATTGGGATACAACTCTCGAATCCAGTTTACATCCTTGTTTATCAAAAAGGTCTGATTGCTACTGCTTGTATAGGAAAGGGAATAGGGAGCCAAAAAATCTGTCGGGATTCCCAAATACTCATTGCCAGAAGTCACCGCCCCACTCTGGTTCTTCCTGAACACAGGCAGTTGAACATTCTCAAGAATACGATCCTCAGCCTGTTTAATCATATCTGGAAGATAAGTCGTAAACGAGGTTTCGGTATTCTGGAGATAGTTCTGAATCAAATTTTTTAACTCAGCATAGGTCATTGTTGTTTATATCTTTTAACCATTCTTACGGAATATTTGGGGTCGTGCTGCACCACTTCCACGGGCGTATGTAGTGCCATCATCTGACTTTTTTTTCACAGAACCACCACCGCCATATTTACGATTAACTTGCGTGTTAAAGGATTCTATAGTCCCACCTTCTGCAAATCCTCCGGGAGAACGAGAGCCAAGTCGTCTTGCTTGTTTTTCTCTTCGCATTTCCTGTTGCCTTCTGTTTATTCCAACAGGGCCTCTACGATCTGGATCAGCAGTAATGCCCATTCCTCTAATTGGTTTTGGTTTTCTTATTGCCATAATCTTATCCTCTAAGTTGTTATTGTTTATATTTTTCCACCGCCATACTTGCGCTGTACTTGGGCACTGTAACTTTCTATAGAACTACCTTCCGCAAACTTTTTTCTATATCCTAAAACCTTCTGACCAGTCGGTGATTTATAAAGAAAACTTTTTGCTTTTTGAGCCTTTTCCTTTAACTGTTCTGTCTTAGTTCTTGGTTTTGGAGCTTGGTATTTTTCTTTAGCCATAATCTTATCCTCTAACTTGTTGTTATTTTAAGCATTCCCACATGACCATGCATGGTCAAACCGACAGTCCTTGAGCCAAGTGATGTTACACCACCACCTATCGGGTCAAACGCATACAGCCTTCTACTGGCTGCCTGTCCCTTATCTGGTCTTGGGTTCTCCAGAGCAATCGGATCATCTACTGGAACTCTGCCCAACTGATATTGGGGTTGATCCTGATCCAAACACTCTGGACAAACCAAGAATCCACTTGGGGTCATGTCAACAATCTCTGGTTTCAAATCGTGGAGACCGTAACGAAACCCACAGCGATCACAAAAACCAAAGGCAAACTGCCCTGCCGCAAACTGGGTCATCAAGTATATCCAGTCCAAGGAACGAAACGAAAAGCCGCTTTCACCCTGTCTTCTTCAGAAGCCAATCTCCATTGTTCTTCATATTCCTGTTTTAGAAATGGCAATCTTTCAGCAGATTCTGGCTTCTTCATGGCAATGTAGTAAGCAAGCCCAGAGACCAAAGCTGGAATAAACCTTTTCGGAACATCCATGTTGTTGCTTCCGGGCTCACCACTATCATAAATCTGGCGAATCCTGAAAAAAACAACAGTATAAGTCTGCGTATCGTCAGGAACGGGCCATAAAGTAAACTGGGGAGTTGTTGTCAATCGCTGAATCCATATCTGGGTAGGCTGACCTGTCGATAATTTATTTGGTATATCTGCATACATGGTTGTTGAAATTCTTGTCAACTGATAATCGGTCTGACTTGAGGGGTCTCCAGAATTAAGCCTCATGTGTGCTTCCATAAGATCAATGGTGTCATCTGCCAAGGTATAGGTGGATGTGTCGGCAACACAGGTTTCAGTGCCACTTTCAATCGTCCACAGGTTCATCCCACGATTCTGCCATTCCAGCATCATCATGTCGATACTGCGTCTTGCAGTCCTGTAGTCGTAGCCTGTGCGGGCTTCTAATCCCGCACGTTCATAGGCTTCTTCGACAATCTCACCTATATTGAGATTGAAGGTATTGGTGGTTGCAATAGCCATTTATAAGTCTATCCGCCTCTTAAGCGTCACCACCACCAGTTCCTCTTTTTGTCTTACCCTTCAGCTTTGGCTTTCTCTTTACACCTAACGCAGCAGACCTTCCTGAAGAAACATTTTCTCTTCTTTGACTTGCAATTTGTCTTACAAGTTTTGCTGCATCCCCTTGATAGCCCATATTTTCTAGTTCAGCTATATGTTTTTTCATACCTGCTATGCCTCCGGGATAACCACCAGACATTGGTAACTTGCTTCCAGCCTGTTTTCTTTTCACAGAACCGCCAGCAGAACTGCCTCTTGGTCGTCCCCCTTTTGGTCCCTTTTTAGTACGACCACCACCCTGTTTTCTTTTCACAGAACCGCCAGCAGAATTACCACCGGGTACTCTTTTGCGAGGTCTTCCCGGTGACTGATTCCTTATTGCCTTTGCGATATTCGTTATTAATGATGCT